CTTAAGTCCGATCTTAACGTCGGTTTATTACATTAGGTTAACAACCTTTGTACGACGGTAGTATTGGTTACGATCTGCAGTAAAATTATCTGCATCCGAATCCGATAAACCATTTGCCGATGTTACATATGGGTTAGCAATTAGACCGTAACGTGTCTTGAAGCCGATCTTTGGCTGGAAGCTGTTAGGATCAATTGCACGTACCATTTGTAGAGGAACATATGGGCAATAGAACATACCTGCATCATATGGGCTTGCGCCTTTGTAACCAACCATGTAGAACTGGTTGCTTGCACCTAGGTTAGCCGAATATGGGTCGATGTAAACACGATAGCGACCGTTTAGAACACCTGCGAAAGTATTGCCAGTGTCGTCGACATTTAGGTTTGTGCTTAATGCTGGAGCGTAATCTAGAACGCCCGACATAGCTAATGCACTTGCAACGTCTGCGGAGCAAACGATGAAGTTACCTTTTCCTCTACGAGTATCTTGAGCAATGTGGTTAGCATCACGTTCGATATTGAATAGAAGACCTTTGAAACGCTCAACAGACCAACGTCCGTTTGAATCGATGTCTAAGTCGAAAGTTCCAGCAGTTGCTGTCGATGGCGAACCTGCTTTAGCAACTTTGTAGATTGTACGAACAATCTCGCGGTTGATTTCAAACATAAACTCTTGCGAGAGGATGTTCGATAGTTCTGCCTCAGCATCAAGACCATGAATTGCTTTTAAGTCTTGTGCCAATTCAACAGTGTACTCAGCCTTTAATGCACGTGACTTAGCAGTAACTGTTGTCTTATCGATCGAGAACGACATTTCAGCATAGTCACTCTTAGCTTCCATTGTGCCGGTGCTAATTGGGCGACCTATGTTATATGTGCCGTCAACTGGATTGTTGCCTGTTGCGTTTGTGAAATCGCCGGAGAAGCTTGTGTTAGCTTCGTTGAACAATGCTTCAGTACGAGTGCTGGTATTAGCACGTGTATCTGTTGTTCCGCCGTATAGCGATCTCATCGCAAAAATTAGTCCAGTAGGACCTGTCATTGGCTGAACGCCGCAAATGTCATAAGCCATTAGGTTAGGCATTGCACGACGTACTAGACCAATAAGAATTGGGTCATACTTTTGAATACCATCAGTTGCGCTGATGTTATTTACTGGGGTTTCGAATAGTGCTTGACGCTCTTCACGTAAAGACTTTTCCTGATTCTCTAGCAATACTGCGGTAACAGCACGCTTGTAAGAATCTTTAATTTGTGGAAGATCTGGGTGATCTAGGATCGCTTCCCATTTCTTTTGATAGTTCTCGGATAAAAACATTTGATTCTCCTTTTTTTACAACTTATATGTATTTATAAGTTATACTCTTTTAATTGTTCTTGATAAGGCTTTAGCATACGAAGATACAGCATCGTTAGATTCAAAGCTTTCTTGAACGGTAGTTTCTTCCAGTAAAGGTTGTGTCATCATTTCTGATGGCTTTTTAATGTCTGTTACTGAGAAATAATTTTCTTTAATAACAGCAACCTTTTCCTTGTAAAGTCCTTCGTTATCGAAGTCAACGCCTTCTAGAAGCTTTGACAGTCTCTTAGCATCAGTATGTGCTAGATCTTTGCTCATTTCAGCAACGATAGCATTTTTTCTTAGAGAAATTACTTCTGCATTTAAAGAAACGTTTTGCTCTAGTTGATAGTTTAGACCTTCTTCTAACTCTGTTACCTTGCTCTGTAGATCACCTATCACATCATATTTTTCTTCAGGCACTTCAATGTAATGTTCTTTAAAGAGTACCTTGAGACCAGCCATGAAATCTTCAGCGATTTCTGTACGTAGTCCCTGTTCAACTGCAAGTTTGTTTTCTTCCATGTAGTTCTCAACTACATAGTTTAGGTATGCGTCAACCTTCTCAACAATACCTTCTTTGTATTCTTCAAACTCCGCAGAATATCTTTCTTCTAAAGCCTGAGTTACTCTTTCCATTTCGTCATTTACTTTAGCAATAACTGCTGCTTCGAAAATGGAGCTTGCTTTTTGCTTAAACTCTTCGGAAAGATCTTCGCCAAAGATTGCGGAAATATCTACCTGCAGATTTTCTTCTGTATCCTCAGCAACAGTTTCATCTGTTACCTCATCATCTTCGATGATAATTTCTTCTTCCTCGACTTCTTCTTCCTCGCGAATTCCTGAATTCATTGGAATAGCCGGCCAATCAGCACCTAGGTTCGGTGTGCCTTGAACTGTAGTGAAGTTAGGAGCGTCTCCTACAGGTGCCTTCATAGCAATAGTATTTTTAGAAATACCCTTTGCTGTAATTGCGCCCTGGTTGGCGTCCTTTTCGTTTCTTTCCTCGTAGGATGCGTCTTCGGAATCACCCTGTTTAGGCGAAGAAGAATCTCCACTATTTTTAGGACTGATTGAGGAATCTTTACTTACACTAGATGCGCCCATTTGCTCGGCTTCGTTCAACGAAGCTTTCACATCCACGCGTCCTAGCAATTCCTTAATTTTGCTTTCTACTGACATTAGAGTCTCCTAACTGTATGAATATACTCAATCATTATTTATAATTCTAGTTATCTAGACAGATGAGATAAGAATTGCTCAAATATTTTTAATTTTTCCTCTTCTAGATTTTTACTAGAAGTCTTTCTAATTTGTTTTTGGGCAGCTTCAATATGCACCGCCTTCCAAACGCCATTATCTAGTATCCATTCTGCGGATTCCATAATGCCTTGTACAAAAGCATCCGGGGCAGATGGGTCAGCCACAATATCAACGGTTGCTAGATGAAAATCATCCTGCACTTCGTTGACGCCCTCCGAGTTCATTTTTAACGAACCCAAACCTCTAGTAGATACACCCAATTGTACACCATTCTCAATTAAGTTCTTTGCGATGGTTCCCATAGGTGTTTCTAAAATTTTAGCTCTACCAATTACATCGTTACCTTCCATGTTTAGAGAAGTAATTAGATGTGATACCTGGTGTAGGTTAATAGATGGATTATCAGGGTGTCCCAATTCACCTAACGATCTCTTTTGACCGATAAGCTCTTGGTACTTTTCTACCTCACGCTCCATAATAGATTTGCCGTAAGTTCTGTTATTTTTATTTTTTTTATCTGATTGGGCAAAAATACCTTCGATAAAAACATTCTTGCCGCCGTTTTTATTTTCTTCGACAAGATATTTTAATTCATGCGCCGTTTCTTTAATTAGTTTCATAGTTCTTACCTAGGTAAAATTTGTTGATTCGGTTCGTCAAATCCATCTAACTTAGTTAGGTGTAAGTAAATCATAGAGTTTGCAGGCATCGCAACTGAAATATTTGCACTGGCATTTGCAGTATCAGGAAATCCTAATGTCTGAGTCATTGACCAATTATCATTGCCGTTGAAGTATTGAGTAACAACACCATCTCGTGTCATAATAATTGGCACCGGCCCTGGAGCAGTCCACATCGCGCCAGTAACTGTTATCTTCACATTAGGTTGATCTACAGTTTCATCTGCTAATTTTAAATCCAAAGAAGTAATAGTAGCAGTACCGTCACCGATTAATTTAATACCGGCTTGCTGCCTAACTTTCTTAAGAACTGTTTTAACTACTGGCATAATTACCTCTTATTTTTTAGCTGTCTTTGCTGAGTCTTTAAATGCTTGTGCAGTAGGAGCTCCTTTGGTACCAGGTTTTCTCATACGCTCACCGGATCCCTTTGCTATTCTTTTTCTCTTAGCATGAATATTTGCATATAGTCCAGGTTTAGATGCCTCAAGAATAGCTTCCTCGGTCATCTCACCTCTCATATAATTTGCCACGGTCGAAATATAATCCTCTGCTAAAGTAATTTTAGACTGGCACCACTCAGGAATATTTGTGTTTGGTTCTAACATATCATGTACTGTTTTTGCGTTGTGTAAAATTGAACGCAAATCAGACATTGCCATGTCTCCCTCATAATCATATTCTTGTTCTTCTTTACCTTCAGCTACACTTTCCTTCGGGACACAATTAGGAACTTCTCTACCATTTTTCGTTTTGGTTCCGATCATTTTGTAGTCATCCCAACAAGGATCTTCACCTTTCATTTTTTTAGCTTCAGCAATTTTATTTCTAAGAGAAGAGAAACTTTCTTGTTTCATTCTTTCTCTCATTCTAACTGTAGCCTGATATGTACCAGGTGCGGTTCCAGGTTTTAAATCCATCTTATCTTCATCATAATCCGGAATTGCTTTATCCTGAAACTCGTTCCCATATTTGGATTGCATCATAGAAGTTCTTGCTTTTTGGCGAGCAATGTCCGCAGCCATTTGCATACTTCTACTCACTCCAACTCCCTGATGAGGATAATCACCTTCCTCTTTCATAAAGTTAGGATTTTTCTCTTTAAACTTATCAGGAGTAAGAACGGGTACAGGTTTACCTGCAGGATCTACAACCTCGCCTTTGTCTAAGTCTGCTCTATCCTTAGCCATCTTAAATCGTTTATCTAATTGTGCTTTATGCTCAGGATTTTCTTGCCACTTAGGATCATCTCGCATAGTCTTTAACTGATCTAATTGAGCGCCTTCTACTTTATATTTCTTTTTAATTTCAGCTTGTTTCGCCATTCTTTCTTTGTCATCCTTAATATCATATGCCATTCCGAGCTCTTTATAATATTCAGGATTTGGTCTTTTGTTAGCAGTGCGAATAGCTTGATGCTGTTGATATAACTTGTCTTGTGTTGAACCCTCAGCAATTTTATTTTTATCTTTTGGTGCAGGCTTTGGGGTCGGTGCTCTTGGAATTTCTGGAATATCAAAACCGCCCTCTTGTATATGCTCTGACTCTTCCTTAGCTAAACGAGTCAGAGCTTTATCAAAGCCAGCTTGTCTTTTCTTTGCATGCTTTAATTCTACATCTCTTTCTTTATCTAATACACGAGCTCTGGAAGGATGCCCAACGTCTCTTTCAAATTCTGAATCTTTTTTAAATTTGGCCGCATAGCTTTGAGATTTGGCAACCTCTTTACTTGCTTTACCCGCATAACTAGCGAGAGTAGATCTTTTTAACTCGTCAATTTGTTCTATATTTTCATTAAATGGATTTTTAGCATTATCTTTCTTTTCTATTTTTCTATCAGCTCTATCTAATCCAACATCGCGCTTAGCTTTAGTTTTAGCATCGCTAGTTGAATGATATGATTTTTCTGCTTTGTTGGCATAACTAGCTAAAGTAGATCTTTTTAACTCATCAATCTGTTCAACTTCTTCTTTTACAGGTCTGTTCTTATAAGTGTTCCAATCAGATGCATCTGTTGAAACTACGTGGTGCAGAGGCACAACATGACCCAGAGCAGATGTAGTATGAATTTTAGTACCAGCGCCAGCACCGGTTTTATGCGACACCTTGCTCATATAATGTTTGCCTTGGTGCTTGTATATAACTGTACCGCCATTGGCAATATCGTTTTCAGTATATTTTTCAATAAGTTCAACTTCTTCATTCACAGTACCAATGTAGTGATGATCATGTACCTTGTAGCCCTTGCGACGATAATGAGCAATGGCACGTTTGATGGCATTTTCTCGATCCTCACCTGGCATACGCACAGTCTTCTGTATGGTTTCTTTGCGCTTGCTGACCATAGGATGGTTAGGGTCGGTAACTGTTAAACCAATGCGATGTGTTGCTTCTACAATGTGATTGTTATCTTCGTTCTGTCGTTTGGCAGCATAAGATGCACCAAGTGCCATACGAATACGTTCTTTTTTGCTCTTGCCGGCAAATTTAGGATTATCGCTATGAACAAAATCGCTGATCCATTTTCCTGTAGGATCAGATGCTTTTAACTTTTCTTCCAGCGATTCTTCTCTTAAACGATTAAATGATTTCATTGGCTTTTTGCAGGTTGTTGAGTTGGTTGTGCAGGCTGCTTATCATCTTTCTTTTGGTTCATTTTTTCTGCGGCTTTTCTACCGGCCTCACCTGTAACAAGGTCACCTATAAATTCTGCAACCTTATTAATCTTGTCTGTTAGATTCGATTCACCTAGGCTTGAAGCAACTTCCTGCTTTCTAATTTCTAAGGCGTCATTCATTTTATCCGCAATCGCAGCTTCAAAATTACCCAAGGCTTCTGCTTCTTTGTTTGCTAGAATATTATCTACCATGTTTCTAATTGGATTATCCACTATAACTCCTTATTGTCCGGTTTGCTCAGTATTTATTTGAGGCGGAGGTGGTTCATTTTCTATCTCCGACTTCATAGTTTGAATATCTTTATCAGACATTCTTAAAACATTTTTCATAATAAATCTTTGACTAAAATATATTCCTACGTATGGTTGCGCTAAATTTAATAAATCGATTTGATTTCTATAATTTTCCGCAGCCTTCATTTCCTCAAAATACTGATCCTGGGCATACTTATATTGAATCTTTTCTCCAATAATTGCCCAGTCTTTTTCATTTATAACACCCTTCAAAACTAATTGAGTTTTTAGAATGTCGTCAAATATTACGTTAAACTTTTTGCGAAGTCTTGACACAAACTTGGCAAATTTTAATTCGTCTCTTGTTATCTCAGTTGCTCTACCAAAAGAAATGCCTTGCTGAGGTTGCATTCTTGAAACAGGAACGTTTAATGCCTGGTATAATTTATTTTGAAAATAATTTACATCATCAATTTGACCTAAGCTTTCTCCACCAGGCAAAGTACTAATTTCTGTTCCTTTACCACCTTCTCTGCGCGGTAACCAAAAATCCTCAAGCATCGACATAAATTTTCTATCGTCTCTAATCTCACCTGTGTTAGAGTCGTAAACAACCTTGTTTCTATAGCGAGCCATAATATCTTTTAGATACTGCTCGGCTTTAATCTTTGGTAAATTACCAACATCAATATAAAATATTCTTCTTTCGGGTGCTCTAGCCAATCTATAAATGACTACCGCATCTTCCATCATCTTTAATTGATTTACAGGCTTAATTGCTTTATGCAAATGCCCAACAACTACATTCTTTTCTAAATCCATTAACCCAGATGGCGCATATGCTATCGAGTCTGTGGAAATTCTTAATCCTTG